GCCAGATCCTTTCAATGTGTTTCGAGCCTTACGAGAGGCTAGTTTTTCAATGTTACTTTGTGCGATATAGTCTAAGGTGTATCCACGGCTTTCAGCTAGCAGTGCAACAAACCAAAGAACATCCCCAAGTTCTTTAGGAAACTGTACGGCATCCATTTGACCGTCACGTATCCCCTTAGCGTACAACGAGCAAAGCTCTCCTACTTCAGCAGCTAGTCCTGCAAAGAGATACTCATCTCGTCTAGCTGTAGGTAAAGCAAAAGAGCTTGCTTCCTTCTGGTATTCATTAAATTGCATGTTTGTGTTCCACCAAATACTTCCAAGACACAGGAAACTTCTCAATAGCAAACTTACTTACTTGCTCAGCAACTTCTCGTGTCTCCTTCTGTGTATGACTATCTAAGCGAAGCACACACATCTTAGCAAACGCATACAAAGTGCCACTCCAAATCCACTCAGTCATCATGTTCTGTGGCAACACCATACGGGCTTGCTCAGGACAGACACCAACCTTCAACATGTTCTTATAGTTTTCCAAAGCAGTGTAGGTGACGTCTTGCACAACATCATCAACAGTGAGGTTAGGGAAGTAAGGTTCATTTTCATATAACCACTTAACAGACTCGTCGCTAGACCCCTGCTTCACATTATCAGCTGCCTTACGCCACACATCGGGGAAGTAGAACTCCGGTTCATCTGTCACGTATCGTCGGCTCACTTCATTCCACGGCAGATATTCATGTTTAACCAGCTGTCGGGCTACGAAGATGGGAGCCTTGACACGGAAAGACATGAACGCATGGTTAAAGGGACTCTTGTGTCGATGTTCAGCGAGATACTTGATTAACTTCTCATCTTTGTCTACCATCGTATCAGATTCTTTAGCGAATGATACACGAGCAGCATTGACAACTGACAAGTCATTCCCTGCACTATCTAGCATGGTAACTGCAATGTTACTTACCTTCACTTTAACCACTCCTTCGGAATTGTTTTATCCGCATACACAAAGCCGTGCTTCTCACACCAACTTCCGTATGTTGTCTTAGATGTCTTACTGATCTTAGCTTTAGAGTTACTGAAGACAAACCGAATATCTAGGTCAGGGTGTTGTTCCTTAACCCATAGATGTTTCTGTCTATCCCCAAGCAAGAACCTGCCTTTAGTCTCAACGATGATCCCATTAGGTAGAACAAAGTCAGGGGTATATGTATGGCTAGAAGCTGGTTTAATGTACTTAAGCTTCATTTCCTCATACGTATACTTAACTCCTGCCTTTGTAAGTTGCTCAGCGATACGCTCCTCTAAGCCACTACGGAATCCATACTTGAGAGCTACTTGCTTTTGAGTATGCTTTCTTCGCTTAACTGTGGTAGCCATAGCTCTCCTTCTTTTCGTCTTAACCAGAGCAACTGCCCTTGTTCGATAAAATATTCTCTCGAATATCCCAGTTCTTGATACTTCTCAAACGCCTTTTGAAGGAGCTCTTCTTTCGTCTGGCATTTAGCAAGAACTTTATCTGCCTTTTTAGGGCCAATACCCGACAGGCCCGGAATGTTATCGACTCTGTCTCCGGTAAGAAGCTGTGTAACAAACGCCTTGTAGCCAGTAAACTCATCGACATAATCTAACAAGTCCTTATGAGGGTTAAAGTGCCATCCCGGTATCTGCCTCAGATCCTTATCTACACCAACAAGTAGGTACTTATCAGTAAACTCAGACATTTTAATAGCCACTTCATCATCAGCCTCTTGGCCTTCAACGATGATAGCACCTAAAGAAGTAACCATGTGTTCTCTAAGAGCCTCATAATGTTTAGGCTTCTTTGTGTCGACACGATTACCTTTATAAGGCACTGTCTTAGCTATTTCGTATCTGTAGTTTCCTTTGCCAGTGAGGTAGGCTTGATAAGAGTCAGCTTTCAAGTGTACATAGACCATATTCTCCAAAGTCTCTGTAAGCCTTGCTTTAGCAAACCTTTCATTGTCCTCCTCACTAGCGAAACCTATCCCGTATATCAGATAATCAGCGTCTATCAGTAAATCTTTAGGTGTTTCCTCTTTAGAGGACATCATCGTCCTCAACAGAATCAGCTGTCTCTTTCGGTTCCGGCGAGTACTCCTTAAGCTCAGTGACAATCAATTTCTTGATAGACGGAGCAGCTCCATACTTGGCTGACATCTTGTGTCGATAGCTTCCTACAAGAGCTACGACCTTAGTACCGTTTCCGATCTTATCGATCTCAATGGGATTACCTGCTTCATCAACAGGCTCAAAGACGTACAAGCTCTTACCTACAATGTAATTACCCATGTTGTCTTTGTGTTTAATCTGAATACCGAGACCTTTAAGAGCCTCGGCAGCTTTGTCTGAAAGATTACCGATAGTGCACTCATACTTCTTGTTGTCTTCGTTAAACTTAGTGTTAAACGATTTCATCCAGTTGCTCCAGAAGAGCTCTCCACCGATCTTTACAGGTTTGTTATCCATACTCATTTCCTTTTCCATTAAAAGCTGCTAAGCAGCACAAAAACATATACACTGGCGTGTCATGTATGATTCGAACATACGACCTACAGCTTAGAAGGCTGTTGCTCTATCCAACTGAGCTAATGACACAGACTATACTATTATTGTAACATGATTTTGTTTACTTTGTCAAGATCATTTGCTACATTTTCTAGATATTCTTGAATTGTTGCACAAGCAACGAAGACTGTATCAGGGCCTACGTTTTCAGTTGTGTGTACCTGCAAGTAATTCTTGTAGATGACAACTTGAAAAGCACCTATAGCGATACTGTCTTCGTCAATGGGTTTCTTTCCAGTTTCTTCCAATTTTATACTCCCCGTCCAAAGGACACCTCAGCTTAAAATATGATCCGGCCTCTTTAATACTGTCTACAGCCAGCTTACCAACTGTTTCGGCATCTTCTTGGGAACATTCAATCTGCCATTCATCATGAACATTAGCAACGAACTTGGCCTTAAGTTTCATTTTCTGTAACTTACTGGCAAGCATGACTAAACCTTTCTTCATGACAATAGCTCCTGCTCCTTGTAACAGGGAGTTTAAAGCTGCGTGTTCGGATCTAACCCAAATACGTCTTCCATCCAGTCCCGGAACCCATCCTTTTGCTGCGTATTTACTGACTGTGTTAAGTAGCTTTGCAAGTGCTGGTGTTTGTTTAAGAAACTTTGCTTTGAGTTTTGCTCCTTCTTTTGAGCTTCCACCAACAATACTCCCAATCTTTGCATCTCCTGCTCCGTATAGAAAAGCATATATGAAAGTTTTTGCTGCATCCCTTGTAGGTAATCCTGCCGATCTTTGATTAACCGTATGAACATCTGTTCCATCTTTACTGCTCCCTGTTGTTACAGTTTGAATATAGTCTTGATCTTTCATGTAATGAGCCAACATACGAAGCTCCAAACCTGAAGCATCACAGCCTACCAATACATTTTCCTTTTCAACAGTCCAGCATTGACGACACTCATGACCGTAGACAGACCCTGCATTAGGTATCTGAGCCATGTTCGGGCTGCTGTGTGTCATGCGGCCTGTTACAGCTCCGTTAGTAATCACTTTTCCGTGAACCCTTCCGTCACTTCCTACAGCATCCAACCAACTTTCAATCTGTGCTACTCGTTTCTGTAGCATAAGATACTCAGCGATCATCTTAGCTTCAGGAATGTTGTCAATCTTAGCGAGAACATCCTCATCTACAATTGTGTGTCCTTTGTCTGTAAACTTAGCAGGTTCCCATCCAAGTTCTCTGAGCTTAGCTGCGATTTGTTGTCTTGATCCGGGATTAAAAGTCTGCACGTCTGGTTTGATCTCTTTTCCGGTTTTCTTATGGAATCTAGGGGTGACAATGGGAGGCCATCTCTGTTGCATTGCGTCATATATTCCTGCCATCTTTCCTTTGATGTCAACAAGTAACAAGGTTGCATATTCTGTATCCAGTTTAAATCCGTTACGTTCTTGCTCAGAAATAATCGTAGCCACCTTATGCTCCAAATCGATGCTTTCCTGAGAAAACTGCTTATCAGCTAACTCCTTGACAATCTTATGATACAAAAGTGTGGTTACTGTAACATCTCTGATACAGTACTTTTCAAGTAAACGAAGGTTAGGACTATCCCATTCCTCTGTCGATCCTTGTGGAATATCTTTCTTATTCCGAATACCTTTCAATCTCCAATAGATACGCTTGTAATCAGTCTTCTTCTTTCCGAGACTTTTTCCCCAAGCCTCCAAACTGTGTCCTGTCTCTCTGGATGGATCTAGCAGCCTGCTTGCTATCAAAGTATCGAAAATCATCTTCAAGGTAATCCTCGTTTTCCATAGCGAGTTCAATATCTTGAAGTCGAACCCTATTCCGTTGTGAGCTATGATCAACGAAGCGTCCTTTATATACTCCTGAAATTCCTCTGCTCTTTTCCATACTTTAATCTCGTTAGTATCAATATCTTGGGTAACAGCTAGCCAAATATGCTTATGCTTGCTGTCAGTCTCAATGTCAACGACTAGCCTTTTCATAGTCTTCTAAGCTTTCTATTACGTATTCGTCTGGTCTAAGGCTTAGGTGTTCCTCTATGTACTTCTTTAGTTCAAACCTAGAACTTGCTTCTGTAATCATAGTCTCACCTGAACCGTAGTGTACCACATAGCCTTTGTTCCTGCCAAAGATGTTGTCCCACCTGTGGTCATACTCATCCTGAGTTACGCTATAAGGACGTGGTTTAGACCCTTTACCTCCGTGCCATTTGCTCATAGTGTTTCTTCCTCTACCTCTGCCATACGGCCTGTTGTAATATCAAACTTAAGATTACAAGCAGGGCCTGTAAAACCATTAAATCGATTCTTAGCAACAGCTACCTTAGTAGTGTGTCGTTCCTCGTCGTTAGCTGACATGCTATTCCTTTCCAAGGTTATCACAGCATCACTCAGCTGAGCAATAGCACCAGAGCCACGCAACTGAGACAACGACACAGCCTGACCATCTTCGTGTCCTGCATTACCTGAAGGTCTACGAAGGTGAGACACACAGATAAGTGTGATACCAAGCTCCTGTACCAGTGTACGCAGTTTAGTCATCATGTTGTCGATAGCTTTTCGCTCATCACCTAAGTCTTGACCCGAAACAACAATACTAATGTGGTCAAGGAAAACAACCCTACAATCGCAAGCCTTAGCCATGTATCGGATTCTGTTCGAAATATTATCAACATCTGTACTACCAAAATGGTCAAACAGATAAATCCTATTAGTTCCCAAAGTGGAATCAAAAGCATCTTTAAGTTCCTTGTCTG